ACTTTGTTTGACTTCTTTGGTTTATATTATAATCAGTCTGGAACACCAAGCGGGCCAATGGCGGCTTACATGGAATCTATGAGTTATGTAAAATTGGTAAATGACGTGTTTAATTATCCTATGTCGTTTACTTATACCAGAACTACAGACAGATTATTTCTTGAAACTGATTACAGCAAATTAGAAGTTGGTAAGTACATGATGATTGAAGCCTATGTGCAGATTGATCCTGAAAAATACTCAAAAGTTTGGAAAGATAGAGTATTTAAAAATTATTATATTGCTTTGCTAAAGAAGCAGTGGGCACAAAATCTCATAAAGTTTGGAAATGTACCATTGCCCGGTGGGGCTGTAATCAACGCTCCAGCCATATTAAATGAAGCTCAAGCTGAACTGAAGGAAATAGAAGCGATGTTGCTGAGAACGCAGGAAATTCCTGTAGAACCGCTGATAGGATAAAATGGCGATCAATCCATACTTTTATTATGGCCAAAACGAACAAAATCTTGTCGAAGATGTAACTATTGAAATAATAAAAGCAACGGGTCAAGATTGTCTTTATATTCCTAGAGAATATTTAAACATAGATAAAATTTTTGGAGAGGATCCTGGTTCTTCTTTTACTAAATCATATCCACTTGAAATGTATTTGCAATCTTACAAGTCTTTTGACGGTACAGACATGATAACCCAATTTGGCATAGAAATTAAAGACAAGGTTACTTTGGTTTTTGCCAGAAAAAGATTTAAAGAGGAAATAACATACAAAAACACATCAATATCAAGGCCTAGAGAAGGTGACCTAATTTATTTTCCTTTATCAAAATCTTTATTTGAGATAAACTTTGTTGAACATGAAAATCCACTTTATCCTTTAGGAAAACTTTATTCATATACAATAGTTGCTGAATTGTTCACATACAGCTACGAAAAGATAGAAACAAACGTAGATGCAGTGGATCAAGTTTCTTCCACAACCCAGACTACACAAGGTGGAGTAATTATTCCAACAAACAATATTATTGGAACTACTGCTGGTATCAATGATGATATTGACGATGAAGCAACTTTATTCAATGTAGATAAAAACGAACCGTGCTGAGGATAAACCATGTTTGATTATTTCTATAATAAAAGTCTCAGAAAAGTAGTTATAGGATTTGGCTCATTATTCAATAACATCGAAGTTGAACATGCAAATCCAGATGACCCAAACACGCCTTTAAAAATTCGTGTACCAATAACATACGCACCTCAAGAAAAGTTTATAAGAAGATATCTTGAAACATCATCTATAAATGATGGTACGAGAATAGAAAACCAGTTACCTAGATTAAGTTACATGATGTCATCTGTTACACCCGATCCCTCAAGAAGAAGGAATAGGGCAAATACAGTGGCGTCTAATAATTGTACCGGAACAGCCAACGTATTAAGTGAAGAAATTCCTGTAAATTTATCATTTTCTTTGTTCATTTATACAAGGCACATCGATGATACATTGCAAATAGTTGAACAAATAATGCCTTATTTTAATCCAGATCATATTATTCAATTAAATTTAAATTCAACACAAACAAATGTTAGAATACCAATAACAATGGTTTCCAATAATATTACCGAAAGATATGATGGAGATTTTGCTAATAGACGCATAAATATATCGAGCATTAATTTTGTTGCTAGATCTTATATTTTTGGAAAAATTCAGCAATTGACTACGATTACAGATAGTGATTTTAGTATTTTAAATGATTAATATAAACAAAAATTTATCTAATTTTTTTAATGTTCCGGATGAAAAACCAACCAAAACAGATAAGTCTTTGGCTGGAGGAACATTTAATATAAACAATTTTCAAAAAGATTACGAATATGTTCAATCAAATTTAAAAGATTTGGTAAATTCTGGAAATCTTGCTCTTGAGAGTGCTTTAAAAGTTGCAACTGAATCAGACTCTCCAAGAGCATTTGAAGTAGTTGCAATACTTTTAAAAACCATGGCTGATTTGAATAACAATGTAATTGATGTTCACAAAAAGGCAAAAGATACGACTTCTCAAAAAGTAGAATTAAAACAAACAAATAATTCTGTTTTTGTTGGATCAACCAAAGATTTACAGAATTTATTGAATAAAGAAAGAAGCACAGAAAAAATTGATGTGGAAGTTGTAAATACAGATGAGTCTAAACAATAAAAATCAAGGTTATAGAAATAACCCAAAACTAAAGCCACCTGGCGTAGAAATCCAGTACACAAAAGAGGAATTGGATGAATACATAAAGTGTGCAAAAGATCCGGTTTATTTTTGTTCAAAATATGTAAAGGTAAAAACTCTAGACAAAGGTATAATGCCTTTTAAACTTTATGATTATCAAGAAAAATTTGTAAACACAATTCATAATAATAGATTTGTAATTTCAAAATGGCCAAGACAATCAGGAAAGTCTACGTCAGTAATAGGTTATATAACACATTATGTTACATTCAATCAGTCAGTAAGTTGTGCAATTTTAGCAAACAAATTAAAAACAGCAAAAGATGAATTGTTTGCAAAACTTCAATTAGCATATGAAAATTTGCCACATTTTTTACAACAGGGTGTGATAGAATGGAATAAAACATCATTTAAATTAGAAAACGGTTCTAGAGTTGTATGTGACGCAACTTCATCTTCTGCAATCCGTGGTGGGTCATTTAACCTACTTCTTTTAGATGAATACGCATTCTTGCCTTCTTATATTGCAGAAGAATTCTATTCTTCTACGTACCCTACAATTTCTGCAGGTACAACTACAAAATTAATAATTGTATCTACTCCAAACGGAATGAATCATTTTCACAAACTTTGGGTAGATGCCAACAGACCTTTAGGTCATAAATTAAAAAATGAATTTGTTCCTGTTGATGTAAATTGGAGAGATGTTCCTATCACTCCTGGTGGGCCAAAAAGAGATGATATTTGGGCGGAAGAACAGATAGCCAACACTAGCCCCGAACAGTTTGAACAAGAATATGGTTGCAGCTTTTTAGGTTCTTCAAATACTCTCATATCTTCAACAAAACTCAATGTATTGGCATCTGAAGAATTTTTGTATGAAGATTCTGATGGTTTAAGAATTTTTGAAGAACCAAAACAAGATGGGATCTATTTTATAATGGTAGATGTTGCTAGAGGACAGGGATCAGATTATTCTGCGATAAGCGTCATAGAAGGATCACAATCACCTTATAAAGTTGTTGCAACATACAAAAACAATACAATAAGTCCATTTAATTTTCCCCAAATAATAAAAAAGATTGGAGAAAAGTACAATAATGCATTTGTGTTAGTTGAAACAAATGATCTTGGCGCTCAAGTATCTCATAGTCTTTACAATGAATTAGAATATGAAAACTTATTAATGACTAAAATTTTAGGTCGCAAAGGACAAATTTTATCTCAAGGGTTTGGTGGAGTAGGTAAAAATGAGATGGGACTAAAAACTACAGCACAGACAAAAAAATTAGGATGTGCGATACTAAAAAGATTGGTAGAGGAAGATAAAATTCTACTAAATGATGAAAGAATTATACAGGAACTTTTTTCCTTTGTATCAAAATCAAACACGTATAAAGCCGAAGATGGCCACAATGATGATTTAGTTATGACTTTGGTGTTCTTTTCTTGGTTAAGCCGGCAAGATTATTATTCCGATTTAATCGATAGTGTAAAATTTAATTACTCAAAACCAGAAACACCCGAAGAGGATAATGTTCTCTTTATGATGGAAAACAGAGATAGTGAAGGAGATAGCTTTTCGGACGGTCAAGTAGTTTGGCATCCTGTTTAAAAAAATTATAAATATTTTTAGAAATAGGTAGAATAATGCCAAATAGCAACCCAAATCTGAATTCCTTAGTTTCTAGTATACAATTTAGAACCACGGCTCCATCAGCAAATCCATTATACGCAGGAATCGTTGCAGGAAGTACCTTTGTAAAACCCGATTTTACTGGAAAAGATAATGCAGCTGAAAAAGATCCGGGTGGCTTGTTTGGATGGTTAATCTACGCTAGAAACTACAGAAGAAATCCCCCAGTTGGTAGTACTGGAGACAACTACTTAGTATATCGAACTCCTGCATCCTTTATTGCAGATTTGAATAAACTTAGTGGGGTTACGGGAGTAACACATTCACTTGTTTCATATACCGGGAGTGGTGGAACATTTGGATTTTTTAACCAAACTAGCGCAAAAAAAATTGAATTGAATGGTCCTAGAGGCAGAGATCTAATGCACTGTATGCACTATCTTGCCTACGGCGGATTACTTGTTATTTCTGGATCTACGACTGGTTTGGATCTTTATGAATCAGCTTCAAATAATAGAATAGAAATTCTTCTTGGAAACACAACAAATGGAGATCTATGCAAGTATTTGGAAAACAAACCATATATGGCTGGGATTTTTCCATCAAAAAATGAAGGAACATCTACTACAGGTGCAGAGTTTGGAACATATTTTAGCAACTTTAATCTTATTTCTGGAAATACAGTTTCTGATAGAATTTTTAGTATATATGGTTCAAATGGAACAACATACAACGCAAATACTTTACAAACAGGCGCGGAACTAGAATATCAAATTTCAGCGATTGCTGATGTTGCTGGAGCTTGTAACAGAGCAAAATCTGTAAAAGAATTGTTTGTTTCTATGGCAGGGTTGGACCGTTCGACAGTTCAAAACAAAAAAATAATAAACCCTGTTGATTGGTATTCAACAACAAGAACTTTGTTAAAAACTAATAGAGTAAATTTTTATGTAAATTACAACCCAGTATTTCTAGGTTCAGATTATGTTGGTGCAACGGGATCAAACGCGGATATAACCATAGATGACAGATTTGGGCCAGCATTCCTAAAGAAGACACTTACAAAAGAAATGACAAATGTTGGAATTAAATACTTGTTTGAATTGAATGATGCTACGACAAGAGCTTCTGTTGAAAGAGAATGTCAAGCAATATTGGATAGATACTCATATGCAATAGTAAGAGCTGAATCAGATGTAATCTGCGATTCTACAAATAACAGCCCGGACTTTGAAACTTCATTGACAATAGAAGCTAACGTAAAAACAAAAGCAGGAACAGATACTTTCTTAATCAACATAAATCTAATACCATAATATGGCTAATAATTCCATAAAAGATTTTAAAGAGGGTTTTAATGGGGGAACCAGATCAAACAGATTCCAGGTTTCCGGATTCTGGCCATCTGACGTTGGTGCGCCTTCTAATGAAGACTTAAAAGTAAAAATATATGCAGCTTCACTGCCAAGATCTGAAGTTGGAACAATTGCTATTCCATATAGAGGAAGAGCTTATTATGTACCCGGAGACAGATCATATTCTGTTTGGGGAATAGATGTTTACGACGATAGTGGAAATCAAACAATATGGAAAGCCTTCAATAGATGGAAAGAGGCATTGGATGGACATGTTACTCACACAGTGAGAAACTCCGACTTTGATTATAGTTCTCTTCAAACTACTTGGAGAGTTCAGCAGTTAGATTTAAATGGAAATGTATTAAGAACAATAGATCTTTATAAGTGTTGGCCGAGTGAAATAGGGCCCATGACCCTGGACATGGGTTCAGTTGAACCAGCTGTTTTCAGAGTAACGCTTACATACGACTATATTAACATAGGATCTATAAACTAATGCTAAATGAATTTAAAGAAAAATTCTTTGGTGGTACTAGGTTAAACAGGTTTTTTGTTACCGGAAGAATCCCTTTTGCAAACAAGAATGTTTCTCGATTTCATATTAGAGCCACTCAAATTCCACAGCT